ATCAAGAGTATATTGTCTATGATGACTTTATCCAGATTAAGGATTCACAATTGAAACCTAATCCGGAGTTGTTTGAGATGATACGCTTAGGAAATATGTTTCCATACCAATGTCATATGGCATCCTTGCTTGACAAAAACAACACATTTGCTGAACCGAAATTAATATGTTTAACTTCAAACTTACAACGTTTACAAATCGAGTCATTAAATTGCACTGAAGCGGTATCTCGTCGTATAGATTTTGCTTTTAACGTTAGGATTATTCCAGAATACCAAATGGAATATACTAGCGCTAATGGTGATAAGCTATATAGATTAGATGCTGCGAAGGCAAGACGCGATTTTGGAGACGTTCTTTGTTTTGAGGTGTATAGATTTGACATGTTTGATGCCTCTAGCCGCCGTGATATTATGACGGATCTAACTTATACCGAAATGGTTAAGTTATGTCAAGATAAAATGCGTGATAGAGCTTCAAATTTTACCGACTATGCCAATTTCTTGGAATCGTACAGGAATAAGGGGGTTGCTCAAGTTGAGAAACCCAAACGTGAAACTGACGATTACAACGGGGAGACTATGATTTTCACGTCTACTGCCCAAGTACATTTAGAAGACATTACTAACTTGGTAGCGCCACAACCTAGCTATTTTAAACGCTTGTACTGGAATATGTGTAAGCAATATTATAGTACGAAGTTGTGGCTTACTGGGTCAGATATTAGTGTTTTTGAGATGTTACTTCTCGGTGATAGAGATGGCGCTTATGATAAGTGCCTCGCTATCGCTAGAGAAACTAGATGTGAATTGAATAACATGATTAATAAGGAAGCAAAAATTATTAAAAACGTCTTTGGAAATTACTGGCCACTTTTTAAAGCTTGCGCGGGTGCTGCGATTGGTGCGTTTTCACTTTATTTTATTTTAAGGAAGAAAAGCACGCCAGTTACAGCTTTCGTTGCGAGTAATAAAGAGCTTATGGAAACTATGAAAAAAGCGAATGAGTGTTTGGATAATGAGTGTAAGAATTGTAAAAAATGCTTGCATAAAAATGTAGATTTGTGCGTAAAGTGGTATACAAAATGCCATTGTTACGCGCTACAAATGGAATCTGCTCAAATTAATCTCAAATACTACGCCGCTGCTGCTATGTACCAGGAACCGGAAATGAAAAAGGAACGCGATCGGTGCGTGGAATTGTTGTCAATAATCGATCAATTGTGCAGTTGTGACTGTGCAAATTGTGACGCTTGTTGTGACGATTCTCTTGCTGAAAAGTTCGAAAATTTATTAAAGTTTATGAGATGCCATGTGTTTGTGTGTGTGCTCGTCTATCACAAGGATTTGATATGATTGAGTTACTAGCACTAATAAAACATTGTGGCACTTTAGAACCTACACCAATTTTGAACCCGTACTTACGTAGATTAAGCGTTAAACTATCCGCAGACGTAAGAGATTTCGAAAGAACAGCAGATTATGAACAACTGCTGAATACTCTTCAATCTCAGGAATACGAAGGTGACGTTAAATCGCAAACGATACGTAAAGTAGCGATACGTTACCAATCTCATGATGATGATACCAACATGAGATTGCGTAAAGTGTTGCCTCGCGTTAAATACCAAACTGACATTACTACAGACGATACCCGTAGCGTGAGCTCCGCGAAAGAGAGCACCCATATCGACAAAGTGACTAACAATATTATGATCGACGAACAACGAGCCATGCCAGAGATGGATAAATCCGTTGAGACTATAGTCAACCATGTTGTATATCCCAATACAGTATATATGACAGCGAACAAGAATGACGGCAAAGAAGCTAACATTGGACACATAATTTTTGTGTGCGGCCAAGTTGCTCTAATGCCCTATCATTATAAAGTTGCTATAGAGGAACGAAATTATTCAACCGTGAATTTATATTCGCGTCAATTAATTGGCTCAAAAATACCCGTTTCTGTGTTTGATACATATGTGCGCATCCAAGGAAAAGATGCCATGCTTGTAGCGTTCCCAGTCACGGTTAACAGTTTCAAAAATATAGTTAATCACTTCGTGGATATTCAAAATTACCCCCTAGTTCCATCGTGTCCCGGCATACTTGCTAAGTATTATTTTGCAAACTCTGAAACAGAGAAATCTAGAGTTTGTATTAGTGCTATTGGTGTGTCAGAACGTGATGAAGTGGATGTTATGTCTGTCCCTGGATGTATGGAGGTGGTACGCAATAGAGATTTCTATACATACACTGCGCCAACCCGTGCTGGTGATTGTGGCGCAGCTCTTTGTGTTGCCAACACATGCATACAAGGTAAGATAGTCGGTATACATGTTTCTGGTGTAGAAGGGTTATGTAAAGGCAATTCTTCCGCGATAACCAAGCAAATGATTGAAGAATCATTGAAGAAAATGCCGAGCATAGCTCAATACGCATACCCATCCTCTGAACTAACTGTCGAAATGGACGTATTAGAAGAGAGTGGAGCATTTGTTTTACACAAATATTTGCCAGGAGTGTCTATAGGTACAACTATGCAGACCGCTATTAAACGGTCTCCAATTCATGGTGAACTTATAGAGTCCCCGAACAAACCAGGACCGCTTGGACCCTTTAAATTTAGAGGCGTCACAGTGGATCCGCGTGTACTGCAACGGAAAAAATATGGAAAACCGCGTCCAGTTATCAACCAAAAGGTGGTGGATGATATTAAAGATGGTTTAAAACCTATTTATTATCAGTCACATGAATATGAACCCGAATACTACAAGTATCCATTGACTTTCGATCAGGCAATATTAGGTATAGACGGTGATCCGTTTATCAACTCGTTAGACCGTAATACAGCACCTGGATTCCCCTTTTCCACAAGGAGAAATGGGAAAAAAGGGAAAACGTTGTGGTTCGGAGACAGTATGGAATACGACCTTACTGGACCACATGCGATGGCATTACGACAAGAGGTTGAGGAGTTGGAATTATCTGTACTTAATGGTGTTAGACCTGAAGTTGTATGGACCGATACTTTAAAAGACCAGAAGATACCTGTGGCTAAAGCAAACGCTGGTAAAACACGTTTGTTTTCGGCAGCGCCAATGCATTATGCAATAGCCCTGCGGAAAGTGTGTGCCCCTTTTGTTGCTCACCTATCACGAATGCGTATTAGGAATACGATTTGTGTGGGTGTGAATCCATTTTCATGCGAATGGAGCGCAATAGCACAAAAATTGTCATCGAAGGGACAACACGTTATAGCCGGAGATTATTCTAACTTTGACGGAACACTACCTGCCCAACTAGTCTATGCGGCAACTGAAATCATGGCAGATTGGTATGACGTTCACTGGGAGTACGTTGAAGCACATAAACGCAATATTGTTGGTGGTAATATATTAGGAAAACTAGAATTTCTTATGTATCTTCGCCGATTATATTATGAATGTGTGCACCATTTGCATATTATGAATTTTAAACAAGGTTCTCTTATGTATTATGTTCGCAACGGTATACCTTCAGGATGTCCAGTCACTGCACCATTGAATTCAATTGTCAACTTAATGGCGTTAATCTATTGTTGGTATCATATAATAGATGACCCACTTAAGCAAAATGTTAAGGAGTTTTTTGAACACACCTCGAGTGTTTTTTATGGAGACGACTTCGTAATGAACATCCGAGCAGATGTATTGGAGAAATTCAATCAGATAACGATAACACAAGCTATGAGTGAGCATTTAGATATGACCATGACTGATGAAGCCAAAACGGGTGAATGTGTTAAATCTAGGACACTGAAGGAAGTCAATTTTCTCAAACGTGCCTTTTATTATAACACACTCATCCAAGAGTATACTGCACCGTTGGACCTCACAGTTATTTTAGATTCTACGAATTGGTACAAAATTGGTAAATGCTCTGCTGTAATAGTAGCGCGGGATACGCTTAAAGCATGCCTACGTGAACTAGCTCTACATCCAGAACAAACTGATTTACAATATCGTAGCAAAATAACAGATCTTGGTCTTCGCGTTACTAATCTAATTCCAGGAGAATTGTTTGTGCCTGATACAAGGTATTCAACACTTCTTGCTATTAAGAATATGGATTGTGAAAATCTAGGTCTGGACTGTGACGCTTAAGATAGTCTCATTAGAAAACCACGTAATTGGGTCAATCCGTCAATACCGGTCCACCAAGCCCTGGAAATTTCTAGTAATCTAACGAGCGCGACACCGCATTTACTCTAAAATCGATATTTGATGTCATTAGTCTAATTAACAAACCACGCAACTATGTCAATCCGTTAATACCGGTCCAATAGGCCCTGGAAATTGTTAGTAAATGAACATCAAATATCTAACCGTATAATGGTAATAGTCTAATTACTAAACCACGCAACTATGTCAATCCGTTGATACCGGTCCAATAGGCCCTGGAAATTAGTAGTAATTACTATTATACGTTCACCCTGCTCATTGGTTTAATTGAGCATCTATGTTGCTATGTGATCTTGCATAATAAATGCTGACGTGAAAACGTTATGCACTGCTGTAGCAATAGGTTAGCTATTTAGCTTTACTAATCAAGACGCCATCGTGCAGCCCACAAAAGTCTAGATACGTCACAAAAGCACATACGCTAGGTCGCGTTGATGCTTTTTAAATATGACCTGCAAATATAAATGAAAACGTAACAACCAAAATACAACAACAAATCCTATCTTTCAGCTCAGAAGGTGATTCCCCGTCGTCATCTACTGTTTTAGCACCGCTTAAATTGCAAAATCCAATTCTGGATTGTGCAAGGGATGGAAGGACTCATACAGTCAATTCATTTCTTGAGCGGCCTATTAACTTTAGAACGGCTACGTGGAGTAATCAAGCCGCTGGAAGTAGGTTATTTTCTTTTAACTATCCTTCGGATGTGGTGAAGAATTCCATGTATAGTAGAAAATTGCAAAATTTTCTCGGTTTGCGAGCTGACTTAGTTGTTCGCGTTCAAGTTAACGCGCAACCATTTCATGCTGGTAGATTAATGCTATCGTGGACTCCTTTTCTTAATTCGTTGGGTGTTAGTAGAAAATATTATTACACTGACCCTACACCATCGTTTTTAACCTGTATTAGTGGTAATCCTCGTGTTGAAATAGATTTATCTACAACAACAGAAGCTACCATGACTATACCTTTCGTGTCCCCTTTTCTGTATTACAATCTGGTGACGGGGACGGGCGATATTGGAACTTTCCAATTAATCGTTTATTCTCCGTTGGTGGATTTGGTATCGGGAGGGAACATAGACTACACAATATGGGTTAATATGACTAACGTACGTACTGAATTTCCTACTGGTATGCCAACTTCTTTCGCTCAAGTGGGAGAAGAGGGTAAACAACAACAGAAGCAAGGTTTCGTTACACGTCAGGCTGAAGCTTATTCTACTATTATGGAACCACTCACCAAGATACCAGGTGTGGGCCAATTAATAGGATATGCTAAATCCGGCGTTGACGCTCTGCACGCCGTTGCTGCAACTCACGGTTGGTCAAAACCGCTTAATCCGGCGGACATGCAGCTATTTAAACAAGCTCCGTCTCGGTTTATGTGCAATTCTGATGGTTCGGATATGGCAACTAATTTGGGTTTAACAAGCCAAAATGAAATTGAACATCTCCAATCACTCTTTCGCACAGACTCCGATGAAATGTCTGTTGATTACGTGGCTAGAACATATAACTATGTAGGAAGATTCAACTGGAAAAAGGGAGATAGTCCTCGTGCTGTCCTTTATAATCATGTAGTGTCACCCACTGCTTGGTTTGATAAGGTCGGCGTAACTGGATTATCTATCCCACATTTATACTTTGCCGCTTCTAACTTTGTGTTATGGCGTGGCGGTATAAATGTAAAACTAAAATTTGTCAAAACAAAATTCCATTCTGGTCGTATACGCATTATTTACGTACCCGGCTTTTTTGGTGGAATTTTGCCCGTTAATTTTGAAACTGACGCTAACTACTCCACTGTGGTAGATATTAGATCTGACACAGATGTAGAATTTAACGTCCCTTACGTGGCCACTGTACCTTGGTTGCACATCAACTCCACTCCATGGGTTACTAGTTTTAATCAAACTCATGCTTGTGGGTCGATTGTAGTCGAGGTTCTCAATGAACTCGTAAATACATCTACTGTGTCTGATACTATCGAAGTTATAGTTGAGGCGTGTGCTGCAGAGGATATCGAATTCGCTATCCCTATAGTACCCGCTTTAGCACTTCGTGCGCCACCTAACGCCACAAGTAGTAAAGGTGTCTTAGACATTATTACGAGTATGGCGCAAGTAGGAACAGATACAGGCGACACACCGTCAGAGGTAGCTCGTGAAGAACCAACAAGTTTTAACGAGGTACCGCTGCAACCAACTACGACAACTTATAACGCATCTATGCTGATGATGGGTGAAAAAGTTACTAGCTTTAGACAACTTATAAAACGGTTTTCCGCAGTAACACCACCCACTCAGAATAGATACTGGGAATTCAAACAGCCTTTTTGGATTAATCCGAATCGGTTTGAAGGATTAACACGTGAGGGTGCGTACGACATCGACGGTATTTCATGGTTTGCAAGCTTATATGCATTCTACCGCGGTAGTATGAGGTATAAAATTGCACCCATTGATAATGCTTCGCCCCTTGTGGTGGCTCTTAAGCCTAACTCCTTATATGCCGGTATTCGAACTATCGACATAGATGGTACTTGGGCTTATCCCGATTACAAGGGTGCTGAAGTGTTTATGACACCAAACGAAGGTATCCACGAATTGAGTATTCC